TCGATACAGGCATTCTTGCTCAAATCGGTGATGTTTCTATTGATGAAGTTGTAAAGTTTATCCGTGATAAGGACTTTGGTGCTATTCGTAAATGGGTTGCAACCAATGAAGTGGATTCTGGTACATTGTTTCGTAAGATTTATGAATCATTGTATGATGTAATGAAACCTCAATCTATTCCACAAGCAGTTTTGATTCTCGCTGACTATCAGTACAAGGCTGCTTTTGTGGCTGACCATGAGATTAATACAGTTGCTTGCTTGACAGAAATCATGGTGAATTGTGAGTTTGTATGATTTTAGATGTATTCAAACCTACATTTGATTGGATTAGAGATGACTTTACTAGTAATAGGTTTCGTTTTTGCGTTGAGCTTATTGCTTGGGGTATCAGTATTGGGTGTTCTATTACCATGGCTCTCACAGTCCCGAATCCTCCCCTACTATATCTTTACCCTATTTGGATTGTCGGCTGTGGTCTCTACGCTTGGGCTGCTTGGACTCGCAAATCTTTTGGCATGTTGGCTAACTACATGCTTTTGGTAACAATTGATTCTGTTGGATTGATTAGGATGCTAACATGAGTCCATTTGATTATGTCAATTCAATCCTACAAAACAAGAAACAGTTAATTGTAGATGAGGCTACAGAAAAGGAATATGCACCTTTTCTAGTCAATCGCAGTCTTTCCTATCATAAAGACTGTATCATGTATGCAAATGAGATGAACCGGAGGCACTTCCTCGATAAAAAACTACAGAATGATTTCCTTCTAAATACGGTAAGGTCACAGAAAAGACCATTTGCTAAGTGGGCTAAAGTTGAAAAAAGTGAAGATTTAGAATGTATAAAGCAAGTCTATAATTTCTCCAATTCTAAAGCTCGTGACGCCTTGCGTCTCCTTAGCAAAGAACAAATCCAAGAATTAAAAGAAAAAACCGACACCGGTGGATTAAGGAAATGATATGGTTGATTTATCAAAGTTCGTTGAGGTTATTCTTAACGAACAGGATGATTTTTTAAAGGTTCGTGAAACCCTAACAAGAATTGGTGTATCCTCTCGCAAAGAGAAAGTGTTATACCAATCTTGCCATATTCTGCATAAGCAGGGTAAGTATTATATTGTACACTTTAAAGAATTGTTTGCATTAGACGGAAAACCATCTAATATTTCTGAGAATGATATTCAAAGACGTAATGCTATTGCCAATTTATTAGAAGAATGGGGTCTGATTAAAATCTTGAATAAAGAAATTATGACTGACAACATTGCACCATTACATCAAATTAAAATTATAGCTTTCAAAGAGAAAGACCAATGGGAACTTATTGCTAAGTATAACATTGGTAAGAAAACTCAGGATTATTGATATGGTGATACATTATGAAAACAGAACCAAAAAAAGTACAATTGAAAAACCTCTACACGGGTGATATTGTGTGGACGGATAATTATAATGATGTTAACAAAATAAATGAAGTTGAGTTTATACTTGTCTATAAAGAGAGTAACCCACAACGAAAGTATTTTGTTAACCGCTTGGCATTCGAAACGCTAACTAAATAATTAAACCCACTCGGGATGGGACAAGGTGGGAGGTAACCTTGTTAAACACCTTCAACGAACCCACCTTAGGGCCGTTTGATGCTACGGTAACAAGGCGTCCGTGCAATTGAACTGCCACACGTTAGTTGGTCCAGTATAAAGTAAGCTGGATGATATGCCTTCGGGGTATCAATTTTATCAACTCGCTTAATAGGAGAAAACTATGACTCGCTTTACAACATTGTATCCTCAGTTTGTTGGATTTGACCAATTGTTTAATGAGCTCGAAAGACTCGTTGAAGGTCAAGCACCGACACGCAACACTTCTTTTCCACCACATAACGTAATCAAAGTAGATGACAGTCATTATGTCGTTGAACTGGCCGTTGCTGGTTTTGCCAAGGATGAAATCGACATTGAGTTGGACGATGGACTTCTTGTTGTCAAAGGTGAAAAGAAAGATAAGGACACCGAAGTAACATATATCCATCGTGGTATTGGTACTCGTTCGTTCACAAAATCTTTAACAATTGCTGATACAGTTGAAGTCCGTGGTGCAGAATTCAAGGATGGAATTTTGCGAATTGGTTTGGAGAATGTAATTCCTGAACACAAGAAACCACGTAAAATTGAAATCGGTAATGGATTAAAGTTACCTAAACCACAACTGCTTCAAGAAAAAGAAACAGTTTAATTGATGGAGCTTCGGCTCCATTTTAATATATTATGTCATTACTTGTTCTCAGTCATTTCCATAAAGATTTTCCAATTAACCTCAATTCGTCTTGGTTGATTCCATCCTTTGCGGGTGATAAACTATCAATTAAGGCAGTTGATGCTACAGAAGAAATCAAAGACTTCCGACACTACTATGTTGGTGTAAGTGACGAACAATTTTATCGTGCAATGGGTGCTCAAGCAACTGAGTATATGATGTTAAAGTCTTCAACAAATCTTCCTGATTATGTTGGATGTTTAACCTATCGTAGATATCTTTTGCTGAACGACCAGATACCACAAGATAAAGTCAATATGCCTCCGACACAAGAGGTTGCTGACCAATTTGGTACAAAAGAAGAAAAAGATTTGATTGAAGAACTATTCAAGTCATATGATGTAATCACCAATAAGAATGTTACCTTTAATTGTTCAATCGAGCAACAATACTTAATGTATGAACTGCCTGAACATTGGTTCCTATTCAAAGAGGCTATTACAAAATTATGTCCTGAATATGTAAATGATATGTCGTGGTTTACAGAGAACAACTCAATGCACGCTGAAACATCCTATATTATGAAACGTGAATGCTTTGTTAAGTATGCTACTGAGTTGTTCCAAATATTAAAGTATGTTTTCGATAATTGTAGTGAAGTTTATCCAGTACAAGATGGAAGATGTAGTGAAATATATCCTTGGAGATATCCTGGTTATTTGGGTGAAAGGTTTTTACCTTTCTTTGTTTATGCAAATAAATTGAAAGCGAAGCAATTTCCACTTGCTATTTTAATATGAAACAGAAATTTATAGATGCACACATGAAAGTGGCTGAAGTATATGCAGGATTATCTTCAGCAAAGAGACTTCAAGTTGGTGCAATTATTGTAAAAGATGACCGCATCATTTCTATTGGCTACAATGGTATGCCAAGTGGATGGGATAACAACTGTGAATATGTTGCTGATGTTCATCCTAGTGATCCTAGATATGATTACAATAATTTTAGCAAAGAACTTAAAACCAAACCAGAGGTACTACATGCCGAAACCAATGCAATCGCTAAATTGGCTAGGACTACTGAGAGTGGTTTAGGTGCTACTATGTTTGTAACTCATGCGCCTTGTATTGATTGTGCCAAGTTGGTTTTCCAAAGTGGTATCAATAGTGTTTATTATCGGAATAGTTATCGTGATGATGACGGAATTGAATTTTTAAAGAAGTGTAACGTAGAGGTAATTAAATATGACTAGTGTTTTTAAAGATGTTGAAACGTTTATGACGGCTGCAGGCCAAACTACAGATACGGATAATGGTGAACAAGCATTGTTGTACCGAAGGCTAATCAATGAAGAATACCACGAATTCATTGATGCTGTTAGTAAGAATGATGATGTTGAAACCATCGATGCCTGTTTTGATACTATGTGGGTAATCATTGGGTATATGAAGTCTCGTGGTTGGGACACAAAGGGTGTTTGGGATGAAGGTTCCCTTAGTAACCTAAAGAAGATTGATAGCAAAACTAAAACGGTAATCAAACGTGAAGACGGCAAAGTTCTTAAACCTGAAGGTTGGAAGAAGCCAGATTTCACCAAGTTTGCCAAGTAAAAGCTTGCAATTTATTAAGAAGTCTGTTATAATACATTATCGTATATTTTTTAAGAGGTAAATATGAATTTACGTGAAGTGGCCAAAAGGTTGGTCAATGAGTACAAAATGCCTCATGCGGACAGATATGAACTGTTCTTGCGTGAGTTTGATAACAAGGTCGAGGTTGTTGGTTGGATGCAAGACCCAACCATTGATGCTCACAAGTTTAACGGCCGTGAGATGCTTATCCCAAAACGTTGGGTTACCATTGGTGTAGTTGATGCGGAGGTTCGTGTATGAATCTCCAATTAATTACTTTCAAAACAAACCACACCCTTTTGGCTGAGGTTGTGGAAGAATCAGGTTATATTCTGGTAAAGAAACCTGTTCAATGCATCATGCAACCAACTAAAGATGGCCCTATGATGGCATTCTCTCCTTTTATCCAATTCTGTGAAGAATTTGAAACTGGTATCAGAATCAATAATGAGGACATTCTTTGTACCACAACTCCTTTACGGGAATTGATGAATCAGTATAGTGAAATGTTTGGGTCTGGCATTCAAATTGCCACATCTATTCCAAAATTCTGATATAATGTATGAATGACTAATCAATATTACACTAACGTTGTCGGTGTTGGCAACAATATTTTCTATCGTGGTGTAAAAGACGGCCGGCGTGTTAAGTATAAAATTGCTTACACGCCGACTTTGTTTTTACGCTCTAATAAAACCACTAACTTCAAAACACTTGAAGGTGAATATCTTGAGCCTATGAAGTTCGAAGGTATGCGTGAGGCTCGTGATTTCGTTAAACGTTATGATGGTGTTCAAGGCTTTGATGTATTTGGTAATGCCAACTTTCAATATGCTTTCATTGCTGACCAACACAAAGGTATGATTGATTGGGACATTAACCATGTTTCAATTGCAGTTATCGATATTGAAGTTGGTTCTGAAAATGGTTTCCCTGACCCATATCAAGCAAATGAACCTATCACAGCTATTTGTGTCAAGTATTTGAATGGTGTTGCAACTGTATTTGGTTGTGGTGAGTTTAGAAATGACCGTGAAGATGTTATCTACACCAAGTGTGATGATGAATATGACCTGTGTAAAAAGTTTTTGGCCTTTTGGTCAGAAAATTGTCCAGATGTAATTTCTGGTTGGAATGTTAAGTTCTTTGATATTCCATATCTTGTGAATCGTATCACTAAAATTCTCGGTGATGACGATGTTAAGAAACTATCACCATGGAATTATATCAATAGTCGTAAGGCTGTTGTGAACAATCGTGAGCTAATTGCATATGAATTCACAGGTGTTTCCACATTAGATTATATTGAATTGTACAGATGGTATGCGCCAGGTGGTAAATCACAAGAGTCATATCGTTTGGATAATATTTCACAAGTTGAATTGGGTGAAGGTAAGATTTCATATGATGAGTTCGATAACTTGCATCAGTTGTATCGTTTAGATTACCAAAAGTTTATTGAGTACAACATCAAAGACGTAGAGTTGATTTTCAAACTAGAGAACAAGTTGAAGTTGATTGAGTTGGGCTTGACTCTTGCTTATGATACCAAAACAAACTACGAAGATATCTTTGCACAAACTCGTATGTGGGATTCTTTGATTTACAATTACTTGTTGGACAAAAAGATTATTGTTCCTCCTAAAGTTGTAAAGAGTAAGACTGCGGCCTTTGAAGGTGCCTATGTTAAAGACCCACAAGTCGGTATGCATAACTATGTGGCATCATTTGACTTGAACAGTTTGTATCCTCACCTGATGATGCAATATAACATTTCACCTGAAACATTGGTTGAGCCACATGATTATACTCCTGAGATGAGACAAATCATTTCTTCTGGTGTAAGCGTTGATAAATTGTTGCTTAAAGAAGTTAATCTATCAAATATGAGTGGTGTAACTATTACTCCAAATGGTCAATTCTTCTCAACAACTAAAAAAGGTTTCTTACCTCAGATGCTAGAAGAAATGTATGTGGATCGTTCAAAGTTTAAGAAAATGATGATTCAAGCTAAGAAAGATTATGAAGTTGAGACTGATCCTAATAAAAAGTATGAACTGAAAAACAAGATTGCTCGTTATGATAACCTGCAATTGGCCAAGAAAGTCTCTCTCAATAGTGCTTACGGTGCTCTAGGTTCCCAGTATTTCAGATTCTATGACCTTAGAATGGCCTTGGGTGTTACTACTGCTGGTCAATTTTCTATTCGTTGGATCGAAGCTAAAATTAACCAGTACATGAACAAGTTGCTAGATAGTGATAAAGACTATGTGATTGCTTCTGATACTGATTCGATTTACCTCCGTCTTGGTGAATTGGTTGAAAAAGTTTATGGTAAGAAAAGTGGTGTGCCTGAACAAAAGATTATTGAATTCATGGACAAAGTTTGTGAAGAAAAACTTCAACCACACATAGATAAATCTTATACAGAGTTGGCTGATTATGTTCATGCCTATGCTCAGAAGATGCAGATGAAACGTGAAGGTTTGGCTAACAAAGGTATTTGGACTGCCAAGAAACGTTACATTCTAAATGTGTTTAATAATGAAGGTGTGCAGTACAAAGAACCTAAGATGAAAGTCATGGGCCTTGAGATGATTAAGTCATCTACACCTGCTGCCATCCGTGAGAAGATGAGAAAATCAATTGACATTATGATTAACGGCACCGAATCCGATATTCATAAATTCATTGAAGATTTCAGAAATGAATTTAAGCAGTTGCCGGCTGAAGATATTTCTTTCCCCCGTGGTCTGAATGGTCTGAAAGAATACTCTGACAATGTGACTCTATATAAGAAGGGTACACCAATCCATGTGAAGGGTGCTATTCTTTATAACACCAAACTGAAAGCAATGAAACTTGATAAAAAGTATGCATTGATTCAAGAAGGTGAGAAGATTAAATTCACATATTTGAAACAACCAAATCCCATGAAAGATACGGTTATTTCATACCCAAATAGATTGCCAGTGGAGTTTGGCTTGCAAGAGTTTATTGATTATGATATGCAATTCAATAAGGCATTCCTTGAACCAATTAAAGTAATTTTAGATTGCATGAATTGGACAACAGAACAACAGAATTCCTTAGAGAGTTTTTTTTAAAAAGAGGTTAAAATGAGTTTACTTGAGAAATTGAAAAAGAATTCGACAATTAAAGATAGTGCAATTCTATCTAAGTCTAAATTCTTCACAGAAAAAGATATGATTCCGACTGCCGTGCCAATGATTAACGTTGCACTATCTGGTCGGTTAGATGGCGGCATTACACCAGGCCTTACAATGTGGGCAGGTCCATCTAAACACTTCAAGACAGCGTTTAGTTTGTTGATGGCTAAATCTTACATGGACAAATATCCAGAAGCAATTCTATTGTTCTATGATTCAGAGTTTGGTACACCAGTTAAATACTTTGAAACATTTGGTATTGATATGGATCGTGTGTTGCATACACCATTGACCAATATTGAACAGTTGAAGTTTGATATTATGCAACAGTTTGAAAACATTGAACGTGGTGATAAACTTATGGTTATCCTCGATTCAATTGGCAATTTGGCTTCGAAGAAAGAAGTTGAAGATGCTCTTGAAGGCAAATCAGTTGCAGATATGTCTAGAGCAAAACAAGTTAAGAGTTTGTTCCGTATGGTAACACCACACTTAACCATTAAAGATATTCCTATGGTTGTTGTGAATCACACATACAAAGAAATTGGAATGTTCCCTAAAGATATTGTTGGTGGTGGTACAGGTTCATATTACTCAGCTGACAACATTTATATTCTCGGTCGTCAACAAGACAAAGAAGGTACTGAAATTGTTGGTTATCATTTTATTATCAATGTCGAAAAATCACGTTATGTTAAAGAAAAATCTAAAATTCCTATCTCTGTATCTTTTGACGGTGGCATCAGCCGTTACTCTGGTCTGCTTGACCTTGCTATTGAATCCGGACATGTGGTTAAACCTGCCAATGGTTGGTATGCAAAAGTAGACCAAGCAACTGGTGAAGTTGGTGACAAGAAACGAATTGCTGACACAACGTCAGCTGAATTCATGGAACCAATTTTAAAAGATCCGAAATTTAAACAATTCATTAAACACAAATATGAAATCGCTTATGGCAGCATTATGGGAGAAACTCCCGTGGTCGAAGAAACCGAAGAAAGTTGAGTATCGGTTCCAACAAAGTGAGTCTGATGACTCAACTTTGGTAGAAATCACATCGGGTGAATACACCGGTGTGGTTTACTCTTATGGTATGGTTAAATTGAAGCCCGAATCGGTGATACCGATACTTCAGTTTAACTATAACATTTATCATTCAGGTCAACATGACAAGCAGGCCTTGCAAAATAATGATAATTTTGTTACAATCATAGGTGACATACTTACAGAAATTATTATACAAAATGAATCGACTAGAACAAACGATACTGAAGAATCTGATATACAATGAGGACTTTACCCGTAAAGTTTTGCCATTCATCAAGTCGGATTACTTTGCCGACAATACAGAGAAGGTAGTATTCAAAGAAATCTTTGAGTTTGTAAACAAATACAAAAATCTACCGACTCATGAATCTCTCATCATTAATTTCACCGAGAGTAAAAAACTAACTGAACCTGAAGTAAGACAATCAATTGAACTTCTTAAAGAATTACATTCAAGTAAAGAAGAAAAGGTTGAGAGTAAATGGTTAATTGAGCAAACTGAGAAGTTCTGCCAAGATAAAGCCATCTACAATGCCATCATGGAATCAGTATCAATCCTTGATGACAAACACGGAGATAAACCTAAGGGTGAGATTCCAAAACTACTGAGTGATGCTCTTGGTGTTTCTTTTGACCAACACATTGGCCATGATTACATGGCAGATTATGATTCTCGTTTTGATTTCTATCACAAGGTAGAATCTCGTATCAAGTTTGACCTTGATATCTTCAATAAGATTACAAAAGGCGGACTGCCGACCAAGACCTTGAACATTGCACTTGCAGGTACTGGTGTTGGTAAATCATTGTTCATGTGTCACGTTGCCGCTGGTTGCTTGAATCAAGGTCATAATGTTTTGTACATTACAATGGAAATGGCCGAAGAACGTATTGCAGAACGTATCGATGCTAATTTGCTAAATATTGATTTGAATGAACTTCACACAATCAGTAAAGAAGACTATGAACGTAAATTCAAGGTGTTACAAAACAAGGCTCATGGTAAATTGATTATCAAAGAATATCCAACTGCTAGTGCTTCATCACTACATTTCAGAGCATTGTTAAGTGAATTGCATCTGAAGAAGAACTTTGTTCCACATATTATCTTTATTGATTATTTGAACATTTGTGCATCTTCACGTATCAAGGCAGGTGGTTCTGTTAACTCTTATACTTACATCAAGTCTATCGCTGAAGAACTGCGTGGTTTGGCTGTTGAACACAATGTGCCAATTGTTTCTGCAACACAAACAACTCGTAGTGGTTTCAGCAATTCGGATCCAGGCCTTGAAGATACTTCAGAATCATTTGGTTTGCCTGCAACTGCCGACTTTATGTTTGCATTGGTGACTAATGAAGAATTGCAACAATTAAACCAAATCTTGGTGAAACAATTGAAGAATCGATACTCTGACCCTAACAACTTCAAACGATTCGTTGTTGGTGTTGATAGAGCAAAGATGCGGCTGTATGATGCAGAAGATTCAGCACAGGCAGATATTGTTGATGCAGGTCAAGTTGAAGATAAACCTTTGAATACATTTGGAAACCGTGAGAAGAAATTCAGTAAGAATTTTGGTGGACTTAAAGTATGACATTAACTAAAGAACAAGCCGTACATTGTGCAAATGTATTCTCCAACTACTTTGATAAGTTTGGTCGTATTGATGAATACATGAGAGAACAGAAACTAAATTCAATGGCCGAAAGACCATTTACTTTGCCTGGCATGGGACCAGAAGAAGATTTGTTTTCTGATTTCACTATGTCACCTGCTGATATGGAATTTGAAATCATGGAGTTACCACAAGATAGGTGGGACATTTATCTCAATATGATTTCAAGTCACTCAAACATGACCAGTATTCCTGGTCGGTGTTTAAGATTGGCAATTTGGGAAAAGAAATCACAGAAGTGGGTTGGTTTTATTCGTCTTGGTTCTCCTGTTATCAATTGTAAACCACGCAACGAAATGCTTGGCCAAGTATTCACGCAACATGAAGGTGGTGCTCAATTGTTCAATCAATGTGCCGCTATGGGTTTTGTGATTGTACCTGCACAACCATTTGGTTTCAATTATCTCGGTGGTAAATTACTTGCAGCCATTTGTACAACACATGAAGTACGTAGAATGTTGGATGAAAAGTATAAGATGACCACCTGCTTGTTTGAAACAACCAGTTTGTATGGTTCTTCAAAGGCAGTATCACAGTATGATGGTATGAAACCTCTGATTCGTTTCAAAGGTTTAACTGATAGTGATTTCTTGCCGATGTTACATGGTAAAACTTATAGTGACCTCAAAGAATACATTGAGAATATCATTGGTGAACCACTTGCACCAGAAGGTGCTTCTTCACGCAAGTTGAAGATTTCTAATGCAATGGTGTCTATGATTAAGATTGGCCTCAAAGGCACACCAGAGGCTACTAAGTTTGCACAGACGATTGAGAATGCCAAGAATCTGAATGAACAGAAACGTTACTTCATTTCAGACTATGGTTTTAAGAACATGGTTGATTTTGTAAATGGAAAGACTGACAAGTTAATTCCAGGTGAGAACTATGAGAAACATAATCTGGCCAATATTACAGAGTGGTGGCGTAAGAAGGCTATCAATCGATTTGAGACCTTGAAGACAGAAGGTCGTATTCGTACAGAACAAGAAGTCTGGACTGGTGATAAAGTGCTTGACATAATTCGGTAATTCTGGTAGGATAAATACTCCAAAAAGGAGTATTGATGACACCAGCAGATTTAAAGAAAGAAGCCGGCAAAGGTCCATATAAAGGAATTGCACGTAGTCAAATTATTAAATTGAAAATTGCTGACGGAAAAGAGTTTACTTTAAACAATGGAGCTAAAGTAAAAGGCACCAATTGGGATGAGAAAACCTATACTCTATTTGTCGGCACTCGTAAAATTTCTTTGAAAGAGGTTAAGAAAGACCCCGACTTTGGCGGTGGTGGTTCTGGTGCTGGTGCTGATGTTACTGCTATCGTTGAATGTGGTCAAGCATTAGTTTGTTCCTTGATTTATAATGTGATAAAAAAAGAAATTAAATGGGAAGATTTGACGTATGATGGCCTACAAAAGGCAATGCAATATTGCGATTTGTCTGAAACCTTTGATACAATCATAGACCGTTCACCTCCAGAGTGGGTACAATCATATGTAAAATCAGCAAACATATTGTATAGAAATTATAAAATGTCTGGAACACCTGTGTATTTTCATAGAGGTTCTAAATTTATGAACGAAGTATATTCTGGAAAAAAGATTGTATTTGATGCTGATAAAAAATCAGATAACCCACAAGCACCAGGTTCTTTTTCTGATGACAAATGGAATCCAGGAGATATTTGGATGACCACTTTAAAAACTGTGCCAAAAATTAGTACCGATTCTTGGGCTTCATTGAACAAAGACATTTATGACTTAGCTAGAGCCAAAAAATTAGTTGGTGTGTCTTTAAAAAAGGTTGGCGCTTCAGCACACATTGAAGAATATAACGCATTATCGGCTAAACAAACAAAAGAATATCGATATGCCAGTTTCAGAGTAACATCTGCTTCAGAACGTGGCCCATTACCTCCATTCTTCAATTCTATTGACTTGTACATGTCCATTGGCGATAGAGAAGTACAGTTTCGAGCTACATCTGGTGAAGCCAGCTGGCAAGGAGAAATTAAAGGAGCAACAGCTGCCGGTGGTAAAATTGGTGGTGGTAATGTCAACTTCTATTTGAAAAAATATGTTGGTAAAGGTTTATTTGATAAGAGTGAAGATGAAGTTTTAAAATTCGTTAAGACAAAAGACTTTTTTCCAGAATTTTATGCACTATATAAAAAACACTTTGATGGCAAAATATTACCATATGAAGAATTTGTTATGAATGCTAATAATAAACAAAAAGATTCAAAAGGATATCTGTTCTCTAAATATATGAACATGAAATTTATTGATATATTCCTAAGTGCAAACACGGCTACTCGTAATAAAATTGCTACCGACTTTGTGAGATATGCTGCTTCGAATACAGACCAAAGTTCCTTTTTCGTAAAAATATCCTAAAATGAAATTCACACAATTTTTAACCGAATCAAAAAAAGAAGGTGCTAACCTTCACCTAGAACACATTGAAGATGAAGTTCTGAATCGTGGTGTATCTGGTGTTAGAGATGCAATCAACTTCTTGCAATCTCTCCGTGACATGCTCGCAGGCCATTCTAATTCTAAAGTGAACCTAACTACAAAATGGGATGGTGCACCTGCTATTTTCTGTGGTATTAATCCAGACAATGGCAAATTCTTTGTTGGTACTAAAGGTGTATTCAATGCCAATCCTAAGTTAAACTACACCGATGCAGACATTGATGCAAACCATGCTTCAGAAGGATTAAACTCCAAACTTAAAGTTGCATTACGTTATTTGCCAAAATTAGGCATTAAGGGTGTATTACAAGGCGACATGATGTTTGCTAAAGGTGATATACAGAACAAAACAATTGATGGTGAAGACTACATCACATTTCAACCAAATACAATTGTCTATGCTGTGCCTGCTGATTCTAAGTTAGCACAAATGATGTTGGCTGCTCAGATGGGTGTGGTGTTTCATACTTCATATACAGGTAAAACATTCTCTGATATGAAAGCCTCATTCAACATTGATATTAAGAATCTTACAACAACCAAAGATGTTTGGTTCCGTGATGCTTACTTTGTTGATGCTTCAGGCACTGCCTCATTTACCGAAGAAGAAACAAGAACTGTCACATCTATTCTGTCTCAAGCAGGCAGAACTTTTCAAACAATCAATTCATTAAACTTGAATCGTATTTCAACAAGTGATGTTATTCTTACATACATTAAAACATTCAATAACACCAAAGTGCGTGAAGGTCTGAAGATTAAAGACACAAGAGCTCACACACTAGAGTTGATTCGTTGGGTTGAGGCTAAATTGAACAAAGACATTATTGATGCCAAGAAGGAAGAAACCAGACAGAAACGTATCAAAGAGAAAACAGAGATTATGCGTTTCTTCCGTAATGCGTCAACAGACTTGAAAAACATTTTTGATTTGATGAATCAGTTGGTTGATGTTAAGAATATGATTGTTAAGAAGTTGCAACAAATGAAACAAGTAACCAATACATTCTTACGTACTGATGATGGTTTCAAAGTTACCAATCCAGAAGGTTTTGTGGCAGTTGATAGGTTAAAAGGTAATGCTGTTAAGTTGATTGATAGACTGGAATTTGCTCATGCTAACTTTAATGCCGCTAAGAATTGGAGCAAGTAATGGATAAGAAATTTGATTTAACCGAAATCTTAGCCGAGTATGGTGAAGACGACTTTGGATTTACGGCAACTGACGAAGAAGAATACAATGCGGTTATTGCGGAAAAAGATGAAACAGTTGAAGAATACAAAGCAAGATTAGAAGCAGTTGAAAAGTTGATTCTGCCTTTCTTAACTAGGTTGTTAAAGACTGCTGACCAACCGATTATTAAGTGGCCTAACCGCAAGCCGGCATTAGAGGCACAAATTCAAAAGATATTAAACCTAACACGAGGTTGAAATGAAATTTACCGAATTCGATGAACTAATGGAAGCAGCCTATGCAGGCAATATCGGTATCATGGAACTGATTAAGTTTAAAAGTAATGCTAGTCCAGAACAGAAAAAACAGTTTGATGACCATGTGAAGAACAAGCGCCACAAAGACGCATGGAAGATGGTCCAAGACGTTACAGGAGTCAAACTACATAAGAGTGTGCATGAAGAAATTAAACCTGATATCCTGCCTAAATCTGGCGCAGGTGCATGGGGAACAGATACTCTGGCAAACAACTATAAAAAAGGCACGCCAGGCCAAAACATTACCTCATTTAAAGACTACAAGACAACTAAGTAAACCAACTGGAGTATATTATGAAAGATTTGATAATCGGTGCAAGTACCAACTATGATTGGGACAAATTAAAATATTGGATTAATTCCATTAATAAATCGGGATTTGAAGGTGATAAAGTCCTGATTCTAATGAACTGTGATGCCGCCACAGTTAAAAAAGTTAACGCAGCAGGTTTTAAAGTTATTGGATTCAATCAAGATTCCGATGGTAACTTGACCTACAAATCAGAAATGCCAATCCACGTTGAGCGATTTGGCCATATCTACGAATATCTCCGCAAAAATGAATATCGTTACGTCATTACGACAGACGTAAAGGATGTTATTTTCCAATCCAACCCTATTGACTTCTTAGAAGCAAATTGCCTTAGACATAATCTGGTGTTTTCTTCTGAGAGCATGTTATACAAAGACGAACCTTGGGGCAACCAAAACCTGTTGGAGACTTTTGGCCCTTATGTACACGGAATTTACAAAGAAAATGAAATCTATAATGTTGGTGTTCTTGCTGGTACTGGCTCTGCGGTGCGTGATTTGGCAATTAACATCTTCACCATGGCAGCAAACTGTCCGATACCAATTTGCGACCAATCAACATTTAACTTCATGGTCTCTATGAGTCCTTATAAAGAAACTTCTCTTTATACTCAATCAGAAACAGGTTGGGCTTGCCAGTTGGGCACAACAGCAGACCCTAGTAAGATTAATCAATTTAAACCACATCTGTTAGAACCATCTCCTTCTATGTACCGAGGTATTGTGACCACATCAAAAGGAATTCCATACCATATTGTTCATCAATATGATAGAGTGCCTGAAATGCGCCGGATGATTGAGGAGAAATACGGTGAGTAACGCATTAGTAATGGCAGGTCATGTAAGAACCTTTAAAAGTATCGCAGAAGAACTAACACATTTTATTCGCTTCAATGAATTGGATGTGTATCTGTATATTTGGGATGAAGGCAACCAAGATGAAATTGATTTTGTTGTTAAGACTTTGAAGCCAATTAAATGGAAGGCAGAGAAGAATGAAATTTATCTGCCAGAATTCCTTGAGGCTGAACAAAGAATCGTAACAAAAAATCCAAAAGAACTTATTACACCAGATAAAAACTTTGCAACACTATCGATGCACTTTGCACGTAGAAAAGCATTTGAGTTGATTGAAAAAGAATATGATAATGTTGTATTCTCCAGATTTGATACACATATGAATGCCTTCAGAATCAAAGCAATTGTTTCTGAATTTCCTGATGCAGTTGTTACACCAACCAATGAGCAGTATGGTATGGTGTCTGATATCTTTGCTATTGTTCCATGGAAATATGCAGACAACTACTTCTTCTACCCACGAGCAGAAGATATCTTGTCACGTAGATTCAATAAGAAAATGAAAGAATGGTTATCAGTTAAATTCTATTGGGAAAATGCTCAAAGAGATATCCGTTTACATGATGAGAATAGATATTGCCCACACATGTTGTGTATGAGAAACTTTTTTGAAACAAACACACCATATACTGTTGTTGATTTGCCTGTATTTTTAAGAAGATGATATGAAAATTGCTTTATGTTTATCTGGCCAAGCCAGAAGTTTCAAACAAGGTTATGAATACTATAAAAGAAACCTATTAGACAAACACGATGTGGATATATTCATTCACACATGGGAAGCTGAAGGCCTTGAAGAACTCCGTCAGTTGTATAAACCTGTAAAGATGGTGGTTGAGAAACCATTGGTTGGTGATTTTGATAAGAAGTACACAAACACACCAAATGCACAGGCACACCCATCACGCTTCACGGTGGCTATGTTGTATTCTATTTTCCAAACTATGTTGTATAAGACAGAACAGGAAATGGATAAAAAGTTTCTGTATGATTGGGTTATCAAGTCACGTACAGATTATGCCTTGAATGTGGAGATTCCATTTGCAGATTTGGATCCAACTAAGTTGTATATTCCAAATTGCAGAATGGTGCCTGAACGTGATTTTGGTAATGACCAATTTGCATTTGGTAATTCAAATGTGATGAATCGTAGAATGTCAATTTACTTGAATATGGAACACTACTATGACCAAGGTGTTCAGATGATTGGTGAAGATATGATGAGAGCTCATCTACACCACCACAGTCTTATTGGTGAGAATCTAGTTTATGTGAACATGAACAACCCATTTCCACCTGGCCAATTTAACGGCACTTGGCATAGTTTAATTAGGGATGATGCTGCCGAATGGAAGAAAAAGTAATTAAAGAACTTAAAGGACATTCTGGTAGTAAAATCTATCTAATGTCTGATAAGTATAAAAAATTCATTAGAAAAGTTGGTAACACAGAAAGAAACTACGAGAGGTTAATTTCTCTCGCTGGTTATTATCCTGTACCTAACATCTTTGAATACAAAGACCCCGTGTTGGATATGGAATATATTCATGGCCTAGACATGAAGAACTATTTGTTATCTGGTTCAACACAGAATTTAACCAATTTTCTATTAGATATATTAAGTAGTTTTGCGGATAGTGTGGTTGACAAAGACTACACAGAAGTGTATAATAAGAAGTTGGAATGGGTTGATAAAGAAGATTTGCCTTTTACCAAAGATGAATTGATTGCTAAGTTGCCTAAAATTCTACCACAGTCACAGTATCATGGTGATTTGACTTTGGAGAATATACTGCATACAAGCAACGAATTCTATATGATTGACGCAGTTACTATTGAATATGATTCATACATATTTGATATTGCTAAACTCAGACAGGATTTAGAATGCAAATGGTTTCTACGTGATACAAACCTGATGTTAGATGTTAAGTTGTCAAGCATTCAGAAAAGAATTCTAAAAGAGTTTCCATTAGCCAACAATGATTATATTCTAATATTGATGTTGTTGCGAGTATACCTACACACAAAACCAGGCGACATGGAAAGACAATTTATAGTGAAAGAGATTAATAGATTATGGAAGTAATTGTACCGGCCGCAGGCCTATCAACTAGGTTTCCAAATATGAAACCAAAATATCTTCTGTTAGATAAAAATGACAGAATGATGTTAGCTAAATCCATCAACCCATATTTGTCTGAGGGTCACAATGTTACTGTTGGTATTCTTCAGGCACACATTGACAAATACGATTCTTACAACCTTTTAAAGGCTCAGTTTGGTGATAAGATTAACATTATTGTTATTCCAAAAGTAACAAGTGGTCCTGCTGATACTGTTTATCAGATTATTAAGGCTGCAAATATACCTGAAGACTCTGAGTTTTTGATTAAAGACTGTGATAGTTACTTCACACATACCAATACACCTGGCAACTATGTCTGTATTAGTAGAATTGCAAACCATTTCATGTTAAGTAATTTGGCTGCCAAGAGTTTCGTGGTTTCAAATGAACAAGGCATTATTACTGATATCATTGAGAAGAAAGTGGTATCTGATAAGTTTTGTGTTGGTGGTTATAAGTTTGAATCCATCAAACTCTATGTTGATACATATGAGAAATTAAATAGTAATGTACATAATGAAATTTTTGTTTCACACATCATACAAGAATGCCTAATGAACGATTGTATCTTCTTTGAGAAGGATGTACAAGGTTATAATGATGTTGGAACAATAGAAGATTGGCGAAAATATAATGAGTCTCTTACCTGATAAAAACCTAATCATTGTCACATCGGCATTGGCACCAAACATAGGTGTTATTCCAAATGAAGACAGATATAAACAAACGATTGATTCGTTGGTGTCTCTACGTAAACACTTTCCAAATGATATCATTTTATTTACTGATGGTTCACCAAATGAAGTTGACCAAAAATGGTTAGAAAACATTTCAAACCATGCCGACATTATGGCAGTGTGGCACCAAGACAAAGATGTGAACCACTATGCAAGCGGTGGTATGAAAAGTCAGGCTGAACTTGTGTTGTTAATGAAAACAATTAATGTGTTGTACAACAATCCAGACTTGATGAGTATGATGCATAGTGTTAAACGTATCTTTAAATACTCGGCACGTACAGTATTGCTTGATGAGTTTGATTTAAAAGAGTATGATGGTCTATTTGGAAAGTATGTGTTTAAGAAGGCCATTCCATCTTGGATGCCTGATGAAGCTAAGTTGATGTTAACAGACCACTTGTACATCACTAGGATGTATTCATTGTGCCCATCATTGGTGAAGGATTACATGGCAACTTTGATGGCTTGTTTAGAAAATACTAATCAAGGAATGGATACAGAACACGCACACCACATGAACATAGATAAACGATACGTGATTGAATTTGATAAACTGCATTGTTCTGGCATAATGGCCAGTACAGGCGCAACTGAGGTATATTAATATGGATTTAAAAGAATACTGGCTAAACAACAACGGCAAAAAGATTACAAAGTGGACTCATTACTTTTGGGTATATGACCGACACTTTGCGGCACTACGAGATAAACCAATTAAGATGTTGGAGATTGGTGTATTGAATGGTGGTTCATTGGAAATGTGGAAGAAATACTTCCATCCTGATAGTACAATCGTAGGTATTGATATTACACCTAGTTGTAAAGACTTTGAAGATGCTGAGAATAATGTTCATGTCCGCATCGGTGACCAATCTGATCCAGAATTCTTACAAAGCCTTGTAGATGAATTTGGTGAGTTTGATTTGGTTTTGGATGATGGCAGTCACCATGTTGACCATGTGAACAAAACATTCCAGTCCTTGTATCCAAAGATTGCTAAAGATGGTGTTTACTTCATTGAAGATACACATGCGGCATATTGGAATTCTCATGGAGGTTCTATTGACCATCCAGATTCAATCAACAATGTGGCCAAGACCATGATTGATAAGTTGAATGCAGACCACACCAAAGGTCAAATTGCACCAGATTTCTTCACACATGAAACAAAGTGCATGTCGTGTTATGATAGTATTGTGGTGTTTGAGCGTGGTAATGTGGGTGCTAAAATTCCACAAGAGTATGGTGGACCAAAATCTGATGAGGTTTTGATTATCAGAACTCACTAAATACTAAATAAGACATTAACAACTGCTGCAGAGGCGGGACATGAAATTTAGAGAATTTATTACTGAGAATAAAGAGAAACATGCGGTCATGGCGTTTGGCCGTATGAATCCACCTACAACCGGACATGAAGTCTTGGTCAATAAGGTTAAATCGGTTGCAAAACAAGTTGGTGGTTCCCATCACATCATTCTGTCTCATTCACAAGATGCCGCTAAGAATCCTCTTACTGCGGCACAAAAAGTAAAACATGCCAAAAGGTTCTTTCCAGATACAAACATATCTGTTGCAACCAAAGAAGAACCAAACTTCCTAACACAAGCAGCCAAGTTACACAAACAAGGTGTAACACATCTACACATGGTCGCAGGCGCTGACCGTACCGCAGAGTACCACAAACTGTTGCACAAATACAACGGGACACATGAAGGTGCTCTTTTCAACTTCAAAAAGATAACTGTACATAACGCAGGTGAACGTGACCCTGATGCTGAAGGTACAGAAGGCATGTCCGCTTCAAAGATGCGTAAACATGCAGGCTCTGGTAATTTTGATGACTTTAAACAAGGCATTCCAAAACATGTGCCAGAACACCATGCGAAAGAATTATTCCGTGATGTTCGTAAAGGCATGAGCATTAAAGAGTCTATTGACCTTAACGAAGAATTTGAAATTCTTTTGGAAGGCGTACACGACCAATCCATCTTCAAAGCTATCTTCTTAGCAGGTGGTCCTGGTTCTGGTAAAGATTATGTGTTAGACAATACACTTGATGGTCAAGGTTTAACAGAAATTAATTCAGACAAGGCACTTGAGTTCTTAATGGACAAAGAAGGTCTTGATAAGATGATGCCTGTTGGCGAAACAGAGAAACGTGACTTTGTTCGTGGTCGTGCAAAGAACATTACAGAGTTGCGTCAACAACTTGCACTATTAGGTCGCAATGGTTTGATTATCAATGGTACAGGTGATGATGTAGCTAAAACAAAACGCATCAAAGACCAATTAGAAAAACTTGGTTACGATACTGCCATGTTGTTGGTGAATACAAGAGATGATATCTCCGCTCAAAGAAATATTGAACGTGGCCAACGTGGTGGTCGTGCGGTACCAGAACCAATTCGTAAAGAAAAGTGGGATAGTGTACAGTTAGCACGTACTGAATATGCTCAAATGTTTGGTGATAAGTATAAAGAATTTGATAACTCTGAAGACTTGAGGCAAGCTGATCCTGAAACAGTTAAGGCAAAGAAGTCTGAGCTGTTACAATTATATACAGGTTTTAAAGAATTCGTTTCTACACCACCACAGTCAGAAGAATCTAAATTTTGGGTTGCTAATGAGTTGGATAAGAAAGACACTTTACCAGTTCAAACTGATGGTGCTGAACAACTGCCTGCGTCTGATGATGCAACTGGTGAAGAAGCTAGAAAACTCGGTCTACAATACTATGGTTTTGGTAGATATGGCAGAAATGGTAAAGTTACACATCGTTCTGTACATGGTCAATTGGTTTTGGTCAATAAAGAAGAACCAAAACAACCAAAGATTCCTGTGAGTAGTTCATCACAGAAACCTGTTAAACCGGTTGTTAAAGAATCATCTGATTTGATATATGAAGATGGTTTGTTACGAGACAAGGCCGGTAAATTGCGTGTCTTCATGCTTAGAAATACTGCAGCAAAAGAAGCACACACTAAAAATGGAACCATTATTAAACACAATAATGGTTATGTTGTTAAACTTAATGGAGAAAATAAAAATGCTAAATTATCTGAAGAAATTATTTCAAACCAAACCAAAAGAACAAGCTCCTTTGGTGAGTCCAGTTCTGGAAGAAATCGTAGTACCGGTGCCAGTGATAGAACCAACACCGGAACCAGTGCCAGTTCCAGTACAGGAAGTTGTTGTGGAACCAGCACCTGCACCTGTGACACCAAGCCAACCACCGAAGAAACAACCCGTAGCAAAATCACACTTGCAGAAATCCGCACCCGCCAAAAAGAAAAAGTAATTGAGTCTATCAATAATGGTGAATCTGGTCTTTCGATGGCTGCATCTGGTGAGAACCTTGGCCGTGATACAACAAGAATTAAGACACTAAAGAAACCATTAGAAGAACTGACTGGCGATGAAACAACCATGAGTATCGGTGACCAAAAAGAAGGCGAACTGAAACGAATTGGTATTAATCTTAAAACATTTAAATCTAAAAAGGTTATAGGATGAAATCATTTAAAGCATTCATAACAGAAACGCCTGCTTGGACACGTAAAGAGGGCAAGAACCCTGAAGGTGGTTTAAACCGCAAGGGTATTGAATCTTATCGCCGTGAAAATCCAGGTTCTAAACTATCGATGGCAGTTACAACTAAGCCATCAAAATTGAAGCCTGGTTCTAAGGCCGCAAATCGTAGAAAATCATTCTGTGCTCGTATGGGCGGCATGGAAGGCCCAATGAAAAAACCTAATGGTGAACCAACTCGCAAAGCCCTTGCACTCAAAAAATGGAATTGCTAAATGTCAACTAACACAACATTCAAAATCTTTACCGACAAAATGGGCGGTACAAGAGCCAACACATATATTGGTACAACTGGTGAAGTATTTTATGATGTAGACGGCACATCAGCAATGAGGCTATCTAATGGCGTAACACCTGGTGGTATACCATTTGGCGTTTCTTCTGTTAGTGCATCATATGCTCCTGAATTTAAAACTGTTTCTGGTAATACGTTACCTGGTACCGTAACAACTGGCGCTTATGTTAAACAAGGTGCAATTGTTCATTTTAGAGTCAATGTTAATTTTGCAAATACATCAGATTTTGGAAGTGCTAGTCAATATAAACTAACATTGCCTTTTCCTGCGGCAGCAACAGTAACAATTCGTGGTGGATCATTGCACAGTAAACCTGCTAATCCAGCAAACAATGCAATATATCACATTGCTGGAATTACTGACATTGAAGAACCTGCTTCTTCAAATACGGAGATGTTACTTTATTATTCTGGTAGTACAACAGACTTAGCATGGAAATCAACTACGCCAGTTAATGCAACATCAAATGTTAGCCATTTTGATATTAGTGGTGCTTATGAAACGTCATCACTAACCGTATAATTTAATAAAAACAAAAACAGGAGAAACTCATGTATTCAGATAACAAACAAATTCGTGATGTAGCAGATGTTGCTGCACGAATCATGGCTGGTTTACCACCACTTGAAGAAAAATTGCATCCAAATCAACAAAAGATTGATGTGGTTGACGATGAAAAGATTGATGGTAAAGATTTTGCCAAACTTCGTAAGATGAAGAAGGAAGAAATCGAGATTGAAGAAGAAAGTCATCAATCTAAGACTACAATGAAACACATTCCAAATCCAACACCTGCACAAAAACAAGCAGCTAAAGATATTAAACCCGGCGTTGGCGGTTATCGTGACCGTATTGATATGCTTAAAAGTGCCGGCGTTAAAGAGGAAGTTGAAGCAATCGATGAAGTTAAGATGGCTGATTTGCCATCAACTAAAGTTCAAGGTCGTGCATATGGTTCATCTAAACCAGAAGCAAGTGCATTTGATGTACTAAAAGGACCAAAAGATAAAGAATTGAAATCTATTGAGTCTGAGAAGAAGAAAAAGAAAATGTCTGAAATGGTTGCCACATATAAAGATGGCGGCATGAAGGCATTCTTTGAGTCTATTGAGAAAGAGGAAATGATTTCTGAAGAACCTGATTCTGCTCAATTTGCAAAAGAATTGGAAGACCAAAAGAAACGTGCAGCTGGTACTAAACCACAAGCTGAAGTTGCTAAACCATCCGTTCAAGCAGTTCAACAAGAAAGAATTGAAATTACCGATGAAATGATTTTTGAAGTTCTTGAAAATGCTGGTATTGATTTTGAATCATTGAGTGATGATGAATTGCAAATAGCTGCAAATGAGGCATATGAAGTTCTTCATGAAATTTCAACAAAGACTTTAGCTAAAGCCGCTAGTGCTGCTTCTGACCCTGATGCAGACTATCATTATGGTAAGTCACACGACCCGCAAAAGTTTGCAGACCATGCTAAAAAGACTAAAGATGCAAAATCAGCAGCTGCTGTTCAAGGTGCCGCTGATGCGAAAGGCCACTATACAAGACCAGGGCATAGTCTTGGGTCCTATGATAAACTTGCACACAGAACTCCTGCTCGTGTGACTGGTGTTGGAAAAGCAAATAAACAAGATGTTAACAAATTAAAAAAGAGTATAAGTCTAAATGCTGAAGCAACTGAACAAGACATTTACGTTATCGATGCAGATTTGGCTAATGGTGTAGATGCTGTTAACATTGAAGAACGTACATTGACTGCCGGTGAGACAAAGAAGAAAGAAGAAATTGTTAAATCTATGAAAAAAGGTTTGGCAGGTTTCAAAGAGCGTTATGGTGACCGTGCTAAGAATGTCATGTATGCAACCGCCACTAAAAATGCCATGAAAGAAGAAAAAGAAGACCATCATCAAAAAGGTTACGACCATGTGCGTGAGCCTATTTCTGATGAACCATATCTCGATAATGCTCGTGTAAGATTTAACGAATTAAAAAAACAAAATCCTCATAAAAAAGGATCTCAAGAGCACAAAGATTGGCATTCTGGAGCATCAGCTGCATATGAAGAACATAAAGACATATTAAGAGGCAAATAAATGAAAACGTGGTCTGAGTTTCTTACTTTACGTGAAAGGTGTTGGCCTGGTTACAAATCTGTGCCAGGTAAAAAAGCATATTCACCTGGTTCTTGCGTAAAAGAATCTCCTACTATTGAAGAAGATTTGCGTAAATGGTTTAGTAAAACGGATCCAAAAGGTGGTTGGAAAAGGATCAATAGTAAGGGTGAAGCAATTGGCCCTTGTGCAAGAGAACCTGGTGAACCTAAGCCTAAGTGTATGTCTAACGAAAAGAGAGCTTCTTTAAGTAAAAAAGAAAGAGCATCTGCCGTTGCGTCTAAAAGAAAACATGACCCTAATCCTGAAAGAAAGGGTCCACCAATAAATGTGTCTAACTTTGGAAAAGGAAAGATAAGCGAAGATATGGAAAACTTAAACGAAAAAAATGTACCAACAAGTCCAGAAAAATGGGCTCAGGCAAAAGCACAGGCTAAATCTA